GGTACTTGAGTTGTATTATCTCTCACAGGGAAATCCCACATGGGACAGTGTTGCCTCTGAGATGAACTACTCAAGACGAAAAGTGCTGAATCTTCACGGCGATGCCCTGCTCTGGCTCAATAAACATGCGGCTTTCAAAGAAAAATAAAACGTGCACTCTTTTGCACTATTTAATGTGCTATTATGGTATTGGGATTTTTGAGACATATTTGGAACCTCTTTAAGCAAAGCGTCCATCACCTATGCAGTGGTGGGCGCTTTGTATTATAAGAGTACAACAGCAATATATCAAAGATGTTATCAACGATTGTAAATAATGCTTAAAACTTGTTCATACTGTGGGCGCATTCACGATTCCGCCATAATGTGCCAGAAAAAGAAGGAAACCCTGTCAAAGTATCCGAAGGATACCCGTGCGTCAAAGATCCGGAGTACATCCCGATGGCAAAAAATCCGGGATCGTGTTCGTGAACGTGATAACAATGTGTGTCAGCTTTGCCTTAGAAATTATCCGGGAACCATACGCCGGTACGAGACAGAGGGATTAAGCGTGCATCACATAATAAAGATTGAAGACGATGAGAACAGAGCATATGACGAAGATAATTTGATTACATTATGCAGGATACATCACGAAATGGCAGAAAAGGGAGTGGCCGGCGCAGCAGAGCTTTTAAAAATCATAAGAGATAACAATGAGATATCGCGCTCCTCTGGGAAAATATCCCCCCGGGTATTGAACCGGCAGAAAATATAAGCTTCTCCACACCCACGCGGCACCCTTGCATATAAAAAATTCCCAAAATAACATTTTCTCACGCGCGCGCGAATACTGTTAGAAGAAAATGGAGAAAAAATATGGCAAGACCTTCAAAGGCAGCATCGGTCATAAAGCTTGAAAAAAAATCACATAGGACAAAAAAAGAGCTTGCCGTAAGAGAAAAAGGAGAAAGCAGGCTTTTAACGGGCAAGATAATGACTGAGACCGCCGAAGTCAGAAACGACAAGGCAGCACACTTGGAATTTTTACGACTCAAGCCTCTGTTAAAAGCTATTGATAAATTTGATGAGATATATGGAAATCCTACCAGAAGGTATTGTTTGAATAAATCAAAGCTTGCCGATATCGATGCCAAAATTGAGAAGTTAAACTCCGAGATCGAAGAAATACAGAAGGAGAAGGGAAGCTTTAAGAATATAGATGAATATTTCCGGCTGAAAACCAAGATGGAAGATGTCATAACAAAACAGGAGCAGCTTGCAAAGTCAATCAGGGCAGAAATGAACGACTATGAAAAACAAAACTGTATGACGATCCGGTCATCACTGGCAGCAGTGCAGAAAAAACCTGATACGAAGACCGGATCTCTGAAGGAGATATTAGGTGAATAAGAAGAATCCCGCATATAAATATGCCTCATGGTGTGCATCAGACAACAGGGGAATGGTCCCTAAATATGTGAAAATGCAGGCCGAAAGCTGGCTAAACATAGCAGATGGATTAGACAAAGAGGCAGAAGTGGATGAAGCAGCGGTGGGAAAGATTGAAAGACTTCTGAAAATCATGCAACACCCTGATCTGCATTGTCCGATGAATGAGGGGCTAGAGCCGTATGCATGGTTTTTGATAATTGCAGGGCTATGTACGAAGCTGAAGAAAAGCGACATCCGATACTACACGACCATACTGTTGGAAATTGCCCGAAAGAATTACAAGACATATAACAGCGGGATAATTTTTATATTGCTTATGCTGATGGAACCGGATTTTTCCCGGTTCTTTTCGGTTGCGCCGGATCTTACGCTTTCATCAGAACTGAAACTTGCAATCCGGAAAATAATAAAAAGTTCACAGGCACTGTGCGAAGAAACCGATCCTGCATTTAAGCTTCTGCGCAGCGAGATCAGATGCAACTTGAATGACAATGAGTATAAACCGCTCGCGTATTCCGAGGACAGGATGGACGGTAAAACCGCAAATGCTTTCCTTGCAGATGAAGCAGGGGCAATGGATTCATATCCGATAGAGGCTATGCGATCCTCCCAGATAAATATAAAAAATAAACTGGCTATCATAATCAGTACCCAATACCCAAACGACAACAACGGCTTTATCGATGAAGTTGATAAAGCAAAAAAGGTACTTGACGGGTTAAGAGATAACAAGAGGATGTTTTCGCTGCTCTATGAACCGGACGATGAACTGAAGCAGGGAGATATCTGGATGAGTGACGACAGGGTGTTGTACCAGGCAAACCCTGTGGCGGTTCAAAACCCGGAGATGTTTGAAAATCTCAAAGAAAAAAGGACCGATGCCATCATATATGAGAACAAACGGGAAAACTTCCTCTGTAAACACTGCAATATTCAATATAAAGGGCTTGGAGTAGAGGGGTATATCGATGTCCAGAAGGTCAAAAAATGTCATCGGGATAAAGATGATGAATGGTGGAAAGGCCGGAGGGTATGGCTGGGATTAGATTTGTCCCTGTCAGACGATAACACGGCCGTATCAATGGTAACAGAAGAAAGTGGCATCATATACACACGTGTAACAGGATTTATACCGGCCGACAAGGTGAAGATGAAGTCTCACAAAGAAGGGATTGACTACAAGAAACTGTCAGCTGATGGCAACTGTGTGATATGCGGTGGCGAGGTGGTGGATTACAGAGTGATTGAGGATTTCATATTGGGACTTGAAAACCGCTTGGGAGTCACGATTGAACAATGCGGATATGACAGATGGAACGCAATATCAACAGTCCAGAAACTTGAAGGCGAAGGTGTTACCTGTGTGGAGATCAAACAACACTCGTCAATACTCCATGCTCCGACAAAGCTTCTGAAGGAAGCAATTCTGGATAAAAAGTTTGTCTATGATGACAACAGATTGCTTGAGATCAACTTTCAGAACGCTAAATGTACAGAGGATACGAACCTCAATAAATATGTCAACAAAAAGAAATCGTCCGGCAAGGTAGATATGGTGGTGGCAACCATCAACGCCGTATATCTCCTCCAGCAGGAACTTCTATATGGCATGGATTTTGTGATACAGACGATTTAGGAGTAAACAATGGGATTTTTTGATTTTTTCAAGAGAGCTGAATCTGATTCAGGGTCAATACAACTTAATGATGCGCTTCTTGAGGCGTTTCTGGCAGATGATCATATCAGCCGGAAAATGGCCATGAATGTGCCGACCTTTGCCGGATGCATCAATACCATAGCCAACACCATCGCATCAGTACCAATTTATCTGTACAAGAGGGCAGATGACGGATCGTCAGAGAGGATTGATGACGAAAGAGTGAAGCTCATAAACTATGATTCCGGGGATACTTTCACGGGAACAGACATAAAAAAAGCCATCGTTAAAGATTATTACATCAATAAGGGAGGATACATATACATAAACCGCAGCAGGAACACTATAAAATCTCTGCATTATGTAGATCCGGATGTAATTACTTTTGCATTTAACGATGATCCCATATTTAAAGAGTACAGAATATATGTGAACGGGAAGCAGTACAATTCCCATGAGTTTGTAAAGATCCTCAGAAGCACTAAAAATGGATGGCGTGGGACCTCGTTGATCGCAGAGAACCCCACAATATTGAGTACCGCATATAATTCTCTGAAATTTGAGAACTCGCTTGTAAAAAAAGGAGGAAACAAAAAAGGGTTTCTTCAGGCAGCACATAAGATAGCAGATGATGCCTTGCAGGCATTAAAAGAGGGGTTTAAGAAGCTTTATTCTAATGATAATGAGAATGTGATCATATTAAACGACGGGGTAACCTTTAAGGAGGCTTCGGAGACCTCTGTTGAAATGCAGCTTAACGAGAATAAAAAGAGCAATGCAAATGAAATATGCAAGCTCTTTAATATGCCACCGGCAATAATCAATGGGGGTGCGACAGCACAGGACAGGCTTGCATATGTTCAAGACAGCATAATCCCGTTACTTGAAGCTATATGTAAAGCTTTTGACCGTGACCTGCTGCTTGAAAAAGAAAAGAAGGATTATTTTTTCGCAGCAGACACATACGAGTTGACAAAGGCTGATATAAAAACCCGATTTGAAGCCTATGCAAACGGTTACAAAAACGGCTTCCTCCAGATCAATGATATCAGAAGGCAGGAGAACCTGCCATCACTTGGAAGCCTTGATTTTGTCAAGCTCGGTTTACAGGATGTACTTTACAACCCGGACAATGGCATGATCTTTACGCCAAATATGGGTTTAAAAGTAAATATAAATGATGTGATAA